TACAGTTGAGCCAATACCTTTTATAGCATCACTAAAAGTGTCATACTTAGGATCTCTTTGACCATCATCTATTTCTATAGAAGACTTATCACCAAACTTATAAACAACGTCACCACCACCTTGTCTAATTGTGTTAGATTTTTCTACTTCATCAAATAAATTAATCTCATCCATTAGCTACGTTCCTGGTGCTTTTTAATTATGGTGTAGATGTTTAGTATGTCTCTTCTTTTTTTCAAAGTTTTGTTTCTATCTAAGAAAGATATAACCTTACCAAAGTCTGCTTCACCTATATTATCTAATTCTTCATACTTTGTTGATAAAAGTTCTTTTACTTTTCGTACTTGTTTTTTAGCTGTATTTAAACTTTGTTCAGCTAGCTTGGTAGTTATCTCAGTACTTACATCCGAAATCATAGTTTGCATTTCAGATACTAAATCTACTTCAACACCACCTCGCACAGCCTCTCTTTTAAGCTTTTCTAGCTTGCCTTTTATTCTTTGATAAATAGCTCTAGGTTTTGAGTAACCATCGTTCTTAATAATAGTTTCCATAGTCTTTGCTGTAAAACCAGGGAACTCTGTATTTAGTAAACCAGTTAAAGATATCAATGACGATTTAAGTTCTTTATCTTCATTTTCTACAATGGCTGTATTAAACTTAATTCTATCTTCTGTATTCAACAAAGATGTAGCATTCGATAGATCTGCGTAAGTTATTGTTCCAGCATCTTTCTTTTGGTTTAATCTAATTAATGTAGATGGATCTGATTCAGTCCTGGTTGATTTACCTTCTGCTAGTTTTTCTTGTAAGGCTTCAGCTTTATTAATGTCATATTTCTTAACTATGTTTATCTGCTCTTGAGCTTTGTCTTTATTACCAGTAGCTAGGAAATCGTGAAACTTAGTATTCGCATCAAATATAGCATTAACATTTTCTAATATTCTATTCTTGTTATCTGTCTCTATATCCTGGTTTTGCTTTACTGCTTCGTTCCTAAGAGCTTCTTTTAATTTAACTATGTTTTCTTTCTTCATAGTTTTAAGTACTCTCGCAATTTTCGGACTTATCTTCTTGTAATTGTTGGAGTTTATAGCCTTAACTAAAGCTAATTCTTTATCTGATTGTACAGCATTACTAATAATAAAATTATTTTTAGCCTGGAGAATATTATCTTCTACTGTTTTAAAGTTAGCCTTGAATGTTGTGGCTTTAGTTCCAACACCTGATAAATCTTTCATTATTTTATTTTTGGCTACTTGTTCATAGGCAACTAATTTAATACCTAAATTTTCATCATCTTTAACACCATTTATTACACTAGTAACTTCGTCACTTATTGAATTTAAATTGTGACTAACTATAGCTAGTTTTTTTGCTTTTATTTCTGCAAATGCGTTGTTAGCAAACTTTTGATTATATGTACTGTATTTACCTGATGATGCTGTATTAAGAGAAGCAAATACTCTTTGACCTAATATTGGTGACAATCCATTTGACAGCTTTGCAAATTCATTTGTTATTGAATCTAAATCATCTGCAACTTCTGCTGGGTCTGTATTGTTGATAGTTGCGTTATAAATAACAGAAGACATTTGCTTTTTAGCAGATAGTTCTAACTCGCTTTCAACAATAGATAATTGTGCCTTGCGTGATGCTCTTCCAAAGATAGTATCCTGATCACCTAAAAATTTACCTAGATCTTCTCCACCAGCAATAGATGCTCGTAATTGTTCTTCTGTAATAGGATTTTTAGCACCATACTCAGCACCCTCTATTTCTGCTTGTGTGCCAGCCTTTTTCATAAAATAGCTAGACATATCATTTAAAGCACTAACAAGCATCTGTGACGTTCTTTGGGCTTGCTGTATACCAACACCGGAAGGACCTCGATAGCCACTTGTACCGATTTGTCGTTGTATGCCTAAATATCTAGAACGAGGTGCCATTAACCAACTCCAAGACCTGAACTATCTGTATAACCATAGTACCTAGTATATGTTGCTCTGCCAGCATGTGTGTAACCAGTTTTCATTCCAGGATATGATGCAGTTTGTGTAGTGCCAGCCGGAGCAGATCCTAAAGAGTTGTAACTCATCATCGCACTACCCATAGTTGATAAAGCACCAATGTAACCTTGCTTCTTTGCTTGTCTGCCGGCAAACCTTAAATCTTCAGCCTGGGCATTAGCAGTACTTATAGCTAAGAACTCATTATCTTTAGACGTAATAAAATCATTAATACCAGGATTAAGGACCCCGAATGTTCCAACATCTTGAGGTGTTCCTATAGTAGGCTCTAATCCACCGGCATAGGCTATAGCTCCAACTGAAGCCAAAGCTTTGTTAGTGTTTTTTAAAACCTGGATACCTTGTTCTTTAGCCTTAACAGCTTCTACTCTACCTTCTAGTTTTTTATGTTCAGCCTGATTATACATAGCCTTTTTTGTGGCTTCACCTTGCTTAATCTGAGCATAGGCAGAAACTCCGGCTAATACTAAAGATGCTACTGCAACAGTCATATTATTGCCCCGTACTAAGTTTGTACTCTACAGCCAACACAGTAGCGAAGAGAGGTTGTGTCATAGTAAATGTTAATTGTGCTTCATCACTATAACCAAGAAGGGGAGCTAATCTTTTTCTCCCGGTGAATGTGGCTGGTGTAGAACCCAAAGTATAGGGCAATGAATGAAAGGGGAGTTCAAAACCATTGACTGCTAGGTTTTGGGTTCTATCTACTAAAGTTGTAGCTTCTAATATTCTACGTTTCCTACTAACAACAACACCGGAACTCAACTTAGGCTCTGCCGGCAATGTCTTAACTTCTACAGAATAGGGCAGTCCAACCTCTACAAATGTGCTAGGCACAGCATCTACAGTTATAGCACCCGATGAAACAGTTTTATCAGTTAAGACAAATCCATCTCTAACTACGTTTACAGACTTTGCTTCCAGGTGAGATAAGTTAGAACATGTTGTGTTTGTAGGTTTAGCTCTGTCAGGTAAACTAGCACCTGAAAAATATTGTATGTTGCTATCTGTCGTTCTTTGATCGTCAAACATCTCAATATAATATTTTGTAGAACCACCAACAGTTCTTTTAACAACAACATAAATATCTGCTATATCAACTCCTACATCTAAGAAAGATCCATCTGTAATAAACTCTGCCGGAGCAACTACGTTTTGTGATCTAAGAATTGAAAATACAGCCATAGAGCCGTCATCATCATTAGGTATTAAAAGAAGGTCACCATCATCAGTACTAGTCGCAACTCTTAATGCCATAGATCTCGGTGTTCTTAATAAATGACTTGCCAATAAAGATATGTTGTTTGCCTGGTAGTTAAGGTCAACATCACTAAACAAGTACTCTCTAATAGCTTTGCCTTCTCTTTGAATAAACAAAGTACCACCTTCAGCCATAACTGGTCTAACGCCTTCTTTTGATCCTCTACGAGTAGCATTCTTAATAACTATGTTAGATGGTGTAATAGGATCTAGATCGGCTTGTGGAACAAAGAACTCAGCATCCTTAGTAAAGATCTGTAAATCTCTACCGGACCTCATTGCTGTAATAGCATTAACACTATCGGTATTCATTGTAACAAGGATAGCATCATCGTCTAAAGCTTCAGCACTTTTGAAATTAAAAAAGTCAGCAACCTTAGATCCAAATAATGTGTTAGGCATAGCCTTACTACCACCCATGTAAAGTCTACCTTCATGGAAAGTACAAGTACGAGGGAACCCCCTAGAGGTTGACCAGGCATCTTCATAACCAGTTTCTAGTTCCCATGCTCCACTAGCTATAGCTTGATCTGCTTTGAAAAATGGAAGCTCAGTAACTACCTTAACAACTGTAGATGATTCTCTTTCTATAATCCTAGCTCGACCAAAACCACTTAAAACATTTATGTATTGATCAACATGACCCGTAGTAAATACTCCAGCAGAAGCCGTTAAAGTTACAGTACCATCTATGGCGTCAGGTGTAATTGTTGCAGAGGGATTACTAGTAGCTAAAGTGTAGGCAACTTTAGGATCTGTTAAAGCAATAGTAGCAAATGTCCAGGTTGTATTATTAGCACCTCTAACAATAGATTTAGGTGACATATCTTCATGGACTAAAATTAAAGTATCAGCACTTTGCGTAAAATACATTCTATCAAGGTCTATATCGCCTAAAGCACAAACTAAATAGTCAGCACCTGATCCATTAATATCTAGTAATTGAACACCATTAGCAAAGAAAAATACCCTGGTGTTAGTCGTGTCATATTTAACAAAGGCAAGCATGAAGGACTGTGTCGTACTAAATTCAAAAGGAACGAGCCTAATACCATCTAAAGTAGTAAATGATCCACCCAGGTGGGAAGTTATATCAGCCATAAACCTAAGACCTGGTCTTCTCTCGAAACCACCTTGAGGAAGGACAACTATGTTTTGTGCCTTACTTAATCCGGAAGCATATTGCTGTATATCAATTCTACCTACTAAAAGAGGATCTATTTCTCCAACAGTAAAATTAGATTGATATTGGGTAACTCTGCTCAAGATCTAACCTCGGTTAATAAATAATCAGCTATAACTGTTTTAGACTGACCAGCACCATCTATGTTAATAGCTTGCCTAAAATAACCACCACGCATATTTTCAGTAGGAGTTCCCAGGGCTACAGTCTTCCAGTAATCTGATTTTGTTATTTGATCAGTAATAGGTTCAGCTAAATGCCAAGCCATTTGATAAACTAATAATTGCGTAAAGTAAGACGGCATATCTTGTTCTGATACTAATCTCTGATAATCAACGACAATAGTTGTTTGGTTAGTTAACAGCTTGTCACCTTGTATTTCATATTCAGTAGTATTAGGAGCAGACAAAGACGTAGAAGTATAAACAACCCTTGGTACATTTAAAAACATATCTGAAGGTAACTGATACGCATAAGAATAAAAGTTTGTAGGTGTTGTCGCTAATCTAGCTAATGACGTTTTAGATAACGTAAAAGACCAATGATACATGCCAAGGGTCTGCGACTTAATGCGTGGATATAAAACCGAGCATATCGAACTAGGGGCTGTTCCATCCGAAAAGCTTGTGATTTGATTTGCTCCGAGAAGAAGGAGTGCTTGCGAGCAAATCGAAACGTCTGTATCACCTTCAGCCATAATCCACGCACCTCGCCTAAAGTTATAGAGGGCGAATAATCGCCCCCTAGATTAGTTATTAGTCACTATCTGTCATAGCGACAGTTGTGCCGTCAGTAATGTCCACAACACCGGAAGCATTAGATGCAACCATTGCAATACTCATTGTTGGTGTATTGCTGTCATGTACAAAAATAACATCGCCTACAGACAAATCATCTGACATGTCGTTAAAATAACCGGCTGAGTTAACAGTAGCTATTGCATCGACTGATGTGTATGTCCACATTTGAGGGGCTGTTCCTTTTTTGGATTGACCACCTATTGGGTTTATCCCAGTTCTACTAAAAGCCATGATTAACTCTCCCTACAAGTTACATCAACAAGACCAGCAGTATCGATTACTGTGGCTCCGGCTGAATACATTGCTGATACTAAGAAAGAAGTTTTCTCAGGGATGTAGTTTACTTCAACTTTTGGAGCTATACCTACAGCACAACCAATAGCATCTTTGTGGAATGCTAGGCATGTTCTGTCGTTAGAACCATCTTTTGGTAAACCACCTTCATCACGATCTCCGATCATGTGGATATTGAACCCAGCAAATTGCTGAATCTCACCACGAGCTAATGCCTGGAGTTGGATAAAGTCTGAACTAACTGCTCTTTCGTCAGCTAATAATGAAGCTAAAGAACTTGCATGAATGATCATGTGTCGATCTTGTGGTGGCACAGAATTAGTATCCAAAGCTTTCTTAGCCTGGATAATTTTTCCTACGTTAAGGTCTGAAGCACTTGTAGATCCACTTGTGACGACAGTATTAGCCACAGTTGAACCAGCAGAACCAGCAATAAGAGCATCAATTATTATTTGATCTTCTCTTCTACCGATTGCGTTACCAACTAACTTAGCTAACTCTTGTCTTTCATCAAAGTTTACTTTTGCTTGGTTAAAAATATCTGAATACTCAGATGCGATATAGTCAGTCAAAGTAGCAGTTGCTGTGCTGAATTGACCTGAAATTGGAACTACGTCTGTAGAAGGTGTTCTTACAGAAGCTGTCCCTTTTGCGAGGATTGGAAATTTCGCAGTACTACCAGTAACGCCTGATCTCATTCGAGAAACATTTCTCAAAGTTGCAGTTGCCTGGTAAGCCTGGTGAACCTCTGCCTCGAATAGCGTTATAAACGCATTACTTAGAGTGGTTGCCATTAAAGCTCTCCATCAAAAGGTTAAAGTTAATTCGCCTTTGGTTACCGGAAATCCGACCTTCGACTACTAGAACGTCTAGCAACGTAGTGATTCACACTAGTCAGATCGGCTCAGAGAGTTATCGATCACTTAATTAGTATCAAAAAAGAAATAGTTTGTAAATACTAGATTACACAACTAGATGTTGTACAATTAATTAGGAACATTTTCCTCAAACATTTTCTCAGTTTGTCTTCTAAATGCTGGGTCAGTTTGGTATCTAGGATCTGCAACTCTTGCAAATAATTCTTCCTTGTCTAACTGATTGCCGGCAATAGCAACTACTGGAATTTCTTTTTCACCTTGCATTTGTCTAAGCTTCTGCATTAATCGTTGACCACCAGCAGTTCCACCTAAGACCTCAAGCTCCGAATAATCTTGCTCAGTAAAGATACCTTTAGAAACTAAACCTCTACCCCAGTTAATATTAGATTGAATAATTTCGTTAGCATTCTCACCTAATAACTTGCGTTCATTGTCGATATCTAATTTAGCTTCTTGTTCTGACTGATAGCCCATATCAACGAACTTTTTAGCTAGATCTAAGAAAGCATCTTGAGGAACTCCATTTTCTTTAGCCCATGCAGTATAATCTTTAAGCAATGGATCTTCAGCATCTACACCTTCAAGGGCAGTAATGTCATACTCTTCAGGTGCTTTTGGTCTGCCTTCACTAAGTTTCTTTTCTAAATTGTTATAGCTTTTTACCAGGTTCTCAATATCAGGACCTTCTTTTTCATCCCAAAATTTAGTAGGGAACTCATCAGGTCTTTCATACTCTACACCTTCAATGTCTTCGCCTTCTACAACATCACTAGGATTAGCAGTAGCCATTCCTTCATCTTGAATTTCTTCTTCTTTAACTTCAGCTTCTACTCCAGCCATTAAGCCTTGATTTTCTTCAGCCATTGTTACATCTCCTTAGTCTATTAAATATTTCTCTTGTGATAGAGTTTTGACCTTCTCGCAAATATCCATGAGAAGCATCTGCACCTGGTGTCCAGGTTGGTTGATCTATTGTGCATGTTTTAAGATACTGTAAAACTTTCTCACCATCTTCGGTTTGAAATGTTCTAAAAAAAATTTTATCTAATTCAGAGGGTTCAGGTGGTCTGTTATCAACTTCAAGATCAGTTAATCCTTCCCATCCTTCACTATTGATTGACCTCTGCTGGCTGTTCTGCCGGTTGTCCTTGCTCATTCATTAGCCCTTGTTGTTGTGCTATTTCCATAGCTTGTTGCATAAGCTGTTCTCTTTCTTCCGGTGTTGTTCTTAACTCTGCCGGCACTCCCATTTGGTCAGCTATGTAATCAATTAATTTATCTTGTTTTAGAAAGACTTGTCCTTGTGGACCCATTTGAGAGGTAATCTGCATAAAATTCAGAGTTTCTTCTACCTTGCCCATATTCTGTGCCATAGCTAATGGGGCTGTCGGTGCAATCTTAACTTGCAGTCCATTAACTTTTAGTGGCAATTCAATCATGCCTACGTCATTCATAACTTCTAAAGTTCTTTTAACTACTGGGATCATTGTTTCATTAATCAATCGACCATAACTAGCACCCAGGTTTTGAGATAGTTGCTTCATACGTTCCGATATTTCTAACGCAGATCTAGCCGACATAGTATCCGGTGGCAAACTTTCATCCATCAATATAGCTTTTATCGAAGCAACAAGGTCACCAGTTACAAGCTGTGAAAGCTGTGTATCACCAGGTCTAGGCAACGGCTTTAGAGATTCACCTTGTGGACCACCATTTCTAGCAACCGGAATAATAGCACCTGGTACAATACGAACTGTACTTGGGTTCAATACTCCATCGTCAGAAGCTGTATAAACACCACCTATGGATAAACTACTAGATTTTAATATAAGCTCTTTAACTTTGTTTAATGATCTAATGTCGGGAAGGGCAGTTAATACCGGACCTCTTCCATATCTTTCTTGTGATGCTTTCATGTACCTGGCTATAACCCAAGGAAATGATTTTAAATTTCTGTAAACTAATTCATCTCGCCCCATCTCATCAATAATTTGATAATGATAGTTACCAGTTAGCTTGTCATAGTAAGTACCTTCAACAAGATCAACAATTTCAGTATCATCGCTTTCATACCTAGATCTCATAGCCTGGGATATTTTTATATCCGGGAACTCTTGCTCAAGTACGTTAAATGGTCGCTTCATTTTTCTGTATACGTTTTCTACTTTACCAAATGGTCCTTCTTCAACTGCAATTTTCTTTTGTTTTTCTAATTCTAAATCATAA